TACATCAGGTAAGCCTCAGAAGCCTGTACGCCGCCGTCCTCACCACGCTCTGCGATGGCCTTGGAGTACGCCAACAGTTGAACAACGTTTGCAGGAACCTTAACAATATCAGAATCGGCTGTTAGGTCGTCTTGAGGGACAAACAACTCAAAGCGCAAGGTGTAGGCCGCATCAGGCTTAGGGAAGACCTCAACCTGTGTGTCTCCGTTAGAGTCTACACCACGGAAGTTGTAGTAAATCGGAGCACTGGACTGCACCGTAGACAAGTAATACTGGCGATTGATCCAGTTACCGTCTGCTTGACGCATGGAAACGTCCTGTGTATCGTTTAGAACGTCTTGTACCCGGAAGCGTTGACCAGAGCCTACAACAGAGTAGGAACGGGTGTTAGCCACTGCGTTTACGATGATTGTTGCATCCAGAGCGTTCCAGTCATAAGCGTCTTCAACCTCACGCTTGGCATCGTTAACAAAGACACCGATCAACGATGAATACGGAGTATCGCCAACAGATGTGACTGTGCTCTCACGCAGACGAGTCAAGACGTTGTTAACCATCTGTAGGTAGTTAGTACTCATCTTAGATTCCTTGTTTCTTTATCACTTCAAAGGTGCAGATGGCGCTAAAAGAGCTACCTGCCTCGCTTTGCATCTTGATTGTGTCGCCTTCCTCTAGAACGACATAAGCGCCGCCATCAATACGTAAGTATTCTTTGCTAGAGACAGTGTTCTGGTTCAGGACATAAATGTTAGTGCTTGCGCTAGCGTCAGTCCAATAGACAGTACAATGCTTAGTCGAACCTGTACCGTTAAACAAATACAACAGATTCCACTTAACATAATAACCAGTAGGAACCGTATACACAGTCGTCAGTGTATCGGCTACGAGATTAAGACCAACGCTTATTTCACGCATTTACTTCTTCTTTTTCTTCTTTTGAGCCATACCTGCCTCGCTCATGGCGATAGCGATGGCTTGTTTACGGTTCTTGACTACAGGGCCACCTTTGCCGCTATGCAGAGTACCTTCTTTGTACTCACGCATAACTTTACCGACCTTCTTTTCTGCTTTAGTTTGTTTCATACATGAACCTTGTTTGAGAGATAGGCATAAATAGCCCCGAAGAAAGCCCCTACGATAAGTAAGGGTTTAACAACTCTAGCAAGCCACTCAAGTACCGTAAAAGCTCCTGAAGCAGCATTAAAAGCATTGACTACATCCTGAGTATTTTGATCTATCTTATCAACTTTTGACTCAACTGTCAATAGTCTTTCGTAAATTTCTTTGTGGCTGATGTCTTCAGTCATTTATCACTCCGGCTTAGATGGCCCCGTTCCATGTAATAGTGGTTGAGGTTGTGCCTTACGTACCGGCTTGGGTGCCGGTCGTAATCAGTTCGATCCGCAGGTTATCAGAGTAGGTGCTCATGGCGGTCCTTTACGGGTTGTTAGCCGGATTATCCTTGAATTACTTCATTCCATGAAGTGGTGTTTTCGTCCCAAACATAGGGTTTGCCGTCATTTGGCATGGGGGTTGGCGGCTCCCACAAACAGGTTGCCTCGTCCAACGTCCAGCTTGGGAACGGTTTTGGAGGGATGAACGCATCCCGTGTTGAGTCGTAGGTGAAGCCAATACCAGCGTAATTCTTGCGAATGTTGCCGTTGTAGCTGGTCTGCTTCCAGCGCGTGTTATCACCATACAAACGCTTGCAGAAATCCACGCCAACGCTCTCGACTTCATTCCCGTTGGCATCAGATGTGTCAGCATCAGCAACGACGATGACGCGCAACACCTTGTCATGCTCATCAAGTTCAGCAAAGTGAGCCATTCAGTTCCCCTACAAATAGTATTTGATTATGACAATGCCAGAGCCGCCAGCACCGGGAGTAGTTGATGCTCCACCGCCACCACCGCCACGGTTTGTTGTACCAGAGGTTCCAGTACTTGTGCCTCCAGCTCCACCGCCACCGTTGCCACCTGTGCTTGTGCCGCCACCGCCACCACCGCCACCACCAGCGTAGAAAACGCTGGTGCCGCTAATAGAAGAAGCCGCACCATCTCCACCATTACCGTTACCGCCACCGCCAGTGCCGCCAACTGCGCCCTTGCCGCCGCCACCACCACCACGATATGGAGGTGCGTTGTATGAGCCGCCACCGTTGTTGCCTTGACCGGCTACGCCTGTTCCACCAGTGTTGTCAGCGTGAGAACCTCCACCTCCAGATCCGCCATTCAATCCGTTAAATCCGGAGCCGCCTGAACTGCAATAACCACCTCCACCACCACCAGTTGTTGTAATGGACGCAAATACAGAATCTGATCCGTTGCTTCCATAACCTGAAGTTGTTGCACCACCAGCACCAATCGTCACGGTATAAGAAGTGCTAGGTGTAACTGATAAAGTACCAGTCAACATACCACCAGCACCGCCGCCACCAGCACCGCGAGAGCCGTATTGATCTTTACCACCAGCACCGCCACCAGCGACTACTAGATACTCAACGCTTGTTACACCAGCAGGAGCAGTCCAAGTGGTAGATGATGTAAAAGTCTCAATCGTTAAAATTTTTGTCCAGATGTCTGCGCTTCTTGCTACTTGCTGTTCCTGCAAGGCCCAGATGCCTTTGGCGCTTTCGTTGCTCGGCGCATTACGGGGGCCGATAATCCCTCCGTTGCCTCGTCGCATTAGTTAATCTCCTCATAAGAACAAACCGCTTCTAAATCTCCTGATGCGCTTGCAGTCAATCGAATTGAATCGCCTTCTTCGAGATAAATTGATTTGCTAATAACATCCAAAGTGGCGTCTGCTGGAACTACAACTGTGTAAGCAATTCGATATGGTGTAGAACCACGATACAAATCAACTGTTATGTCTGCGTTACTTGTGCCATCTACGTTTGCAACATAAATTGCATTAATTTTTAAAACTTTTCCGCTTCCTGCGCCATTGGAAACTATTGCCGTAGCTGATGTGCCAACAGCTTGTACGGCGGTTTTGCCGTAAATGCTTGTGACATTAACGATGTTTGGGTTTGCCATGATTAACCTCCAAATACGATTGCCATAGCGATGGCCTTACCTGTTGAGATGCCGGCAGTCAGATCGCCCGACCCGAGAATGGATTGACCACCGATGGTTTTGATACTTGTTCCACTTACAAGTGTTGTTTGGTAGCCAGAAATTGTTTGACCAGCAGCAAATGTGATTGCTCCAGTCATTGTCCCTCCAGCAAGAGGCAAGAAATCGGAACTAGACACATAGGCTGCTACCCATGCTGAGCCTGTGTAGACCTTCATTGTTCCGCTGGAACTGTCGAAGTACAGAGCGCCTGTGAGCAGAGCATTACCGTCATTGTCGAGCGTAGGAGCAGACGATTTAGCACCCAAATAACGGTCATCAAAGCTGTCATATGAGGCCGCAGCAGCCGAGGCACTGGCAGCAGCATTAGAGGCGCTTGTAGAGGCGCTGGAGGCGCTATTAGCAGCGTTTGTGGCGCTAGTGGCAGCAGCAGAGGCAGACGTAGCCGCAGACGTTGCAGAGCCTAGAATACTGTCAACATACGCTTTACGTGTGAGGTCATCGTCTGTTGTCGGTGTAGCAGTGCTAGTGACCTTGTTAGAACCCATGACAATGTTGCCTGTCATAGTTCCACCAGCCAAGGCCAGTTTAGTATCGCCTACGCCATCGACGTATGCTTTGGTGGAAGCGTCTGTACCAGCAGTAGGTGTCCCAAGACCAGTGATCTTGTTGGAACCCATCGCCAAAGCACCAGACATGGTGTCACCGGACTTGCTAACCTTGGCAGCAATGGCTGTTGTGAGCGTAGCAGCGATGTTTGCATCGTCGTTCAACGCATCAGCAATCTCACCCAACGTGTCCAAGGTAGCCGGAGCAGTGCCGACGAGGTTACTGATAGCTGTGTCCACGTAGCTCTTAGGAGCAGCATCACCAGAGTTCGTGGGTGTGGGCAAACCAGTAATTGTACCAGCCGTACCAGAGTTCATGTCCAACGTACCGTTAATGGTCACGTTGTTAAAACTAGATGTGCCGCTAGAGGCTGTAACGTTGCCTGTAAGGTTACCAGTTACGTTTCCTGTGACGTTGCCAGTCACGTTACCAGTGACGTTACCTGTCACGTTACCAGTCAAGTCACCAGTAAAGCCTGTGGTGGCTGTAACGGTTGTACCACGCACCGTAGAAGCAGTTGTAGCACCGATTGGCGTGTTGTTGATCGTGCCGCCTGTCTGAGCAACACCAGCAACAGTACCACCAGTGATAGCTACGTTGCTAGCTTCCTGATTACCCAAAGTACCAACAACAGTGACCACCGTGTTGGAAGCATTTTTCGTAAACAGCTTTTTGTCTGTGACGTTTACAGCAAGTTCACCCTGCTGAAGATCACCAGAGGCAGGAACCGCCGAAGCGGTGGAGCTATTTTTTGTGATGATTGTAGCCATTTAGACTCCGAACAGTTTGTTTGTTACGTTTGCGTCAGGGGTAAACTCTGTCTCATACCACTGCTGCAAAGGTGTCGCAACATCTTTTGGTTGTGTGGGCATATATGCGTTGTAATATTGTTGTAATTGTTGGTAGTACTCAGGCGAGAAGTCTGCGCTACCTGTAGACACACCAGCACGATTGGAAGGTGTGGGAAGGGTTACGTTACCGCCGCCGCCCATTCCGCCTGTCAAAGCGCCTCCAGCAAACAAACCACCAGCCAGTTTAGCCAGTGCCGAGCCTGTCAAAGCACTACCAGCGGCTCCTGCGGCTCCAGCACCTGTTGCGCTTCCAGTAGATGTTCCAGCTTGTGTGGCAGCACCAGCGGCTCCAGCGCCACCTGCTGTACCTGCAAGGCCAGCACCTGTGAACAACGTACCAGCACCGCCTCCACCGCTTTGTACCAGCAGGTTAGCTAACTGGCCTTGACCTATACCCTGCAACGCCAACTGAGCAGCGTCAGCGGCTACAAGAGAGTCTACACCAGCAGCAATAAGGTTCTGTTCGATAGCGGCAGGAGCCAATCCTTGACCAGCAAGCTGTAGGGCATCAGCGGCAATAAACTCAGCATCCAAAGCAGCCGCTGAAGCACCACCAGCACCAGCGCCTGACAAGAGGCCGGGGAGCACTTGAGTGCCTAAGTAACCAGCAGCAAGATAGGGGGCGGCGTCTTTTAGAGTGTTCCCAAAATCAGACAGCACTTCACCAAAATCCCAACCGCCGCCGCCAGAACCGACGTATTGAATACCGCCACCTGTGATGGCTTGCTCGGGCATTTGGACGTTGCCTTTGGCGTCAACAGTAATGGGGACTTTGTACCCGTCACCGCGACCAACTTGACCGGCACCGACATAAATCGAGTACTGGCCCGGTGTGCCAGAAGGGATCAATTCGTACGCTTGGTTTGTGCCACCAAGGTAGACCATTGGGATGTTGTTATCGCCTTGGAAAACCTGTGCGTTACCCGCCTTGATGTCTCCATAAGCGCGTGCCAAACCCCCGGCGGTATTGGCGTTTACGTCTTGGAAAACGGGATTGCTCGCAAGTTCTTTAGGAACATCAGCAATGGCTGGCCTGTCGGTTACAACCTGCGCTGTGTACGGGTTGAAATCAATCGTACGGGCGGCAGAACCATACTCATCAACATTAGAACTAGCTGTTGCAGAGGCTGCTTGTGCGGCTGTAATAGGAGTAGAGGCGCTTTCTCCTGTTACAGGATCAACGTAGAGAGCGTACGATTGTCCTGTTTCTGGATCAGTTACTACTATTGCCATGCCTACTCCTTGAAGGATTAACCTTGATTTTTGCGTGTGTATTTGCGTTTTGTCGGCACTTCTTCATCAGTACCTACGTTTTGTTCTGTTTCTTCGGCTTTCTCGTCGCTGACTTGGACGTAGCCGGGGTGCTTCAACATAGAGGCAATATCGTGTTCATATTTAAACTCGAAGATATTACCGGAAGCTGTGCATTTGAACTTAACCATGAGTTGCCTTTCTAAAAGACTCGTTTTGAAACTTTTAAAAAGACCCCTCCGGAGAGGGGACTTAAGGGTGCAAGCTCTTGAGGCCCCGAAGGGCCTGAGTTGTTGTTATTAAGCCGGAACAGCCAGAGCGATGGCAGCGCCATCACGGAGTTCACCAACGCCGAACAGAACGTCAGCAGTGAACAATGTACCGAGGTACTCTTGCTTGTACTGAGTCTGAGTGCGAACGCCCATCTGCTCCACGAGAACAGCGAAGTCCTTGTGACCGAGCAAACAGATACGATCACCGTCAGTAGCCGCATCAGCGTTGGAGGTCACGAACACGGGGATACCGTACACGTTACCAACTTCACCGTTACGGATGGTATTGCCACCACCAGCCTCACCAACGAAGGCTTGCTCGGTGAAACGGGCGATACCCATGAGGGTGTTACGTGTGCTCGGGGGAACGATCAGGAAACGACCATCCATAGGCACATCGCTGTCGTCCAGACGCTGAATGGTACGACGAATCGCAGCATCGGTCAGAGCACCAGCAGTGCCAGTGTAGGCGGTAGTGCCGTCAGCACCAGAGTAAGCACCAGTGTAGTCAGCAGTGCCGTCACCACCGTTGGTAGAACGACCAAGCTGAATCAGGGTCGAATCAACCTTACGAGCCAAAGCGTAACCAGCGTCATCAGTGTAGAACTGACGGAGGCTGGAGAGAGCTTGAGCTTCCACGATGTCTTCGATCAAACGGCTGTATTCCCAGTGCTGGTTAATCGAGACAGTCTTCTCGCCTTCGGTAGCAGCAATCAGGGTAACCTGAGTGTTAGCAGCCTTAGCAGAAGCGTTGCCACGAGTGGGCGCAGGAATATGAACAGTGTCACCCTTTTTGCCTTTGAAGCTCATCTTTTTGATGATATTCGCAGCAACGAGGTTCTTTTTGTAAGCAGCAACAATCTCATCACTCCATACTTCGGGGATGAACGTTGCAGCGGTAGTTACAGTAACTTGGTTAGTACCGAGACCCATTTTTAAAACTCCTTGAATTGTTTATTTGGTTATTTGACTCGACCTTCAGCATAAGCAGCCATAATCTCAGGCTGTAATGCTTCATATCGAGCCGGATCAGTCATTCTTAGCCGGATGAGGTCGGCCCGACGATATACTTTCTTAGAGGACTCCCCTGTACCACCAACATCAACTGCGGCAGCTTGCAGGTTCTTGTTCAAACTCTTTTGTCCTGTCTCAACCGTTTCTTTAGCCTTGACTGAACGAATTTGCTTGAACGTGCTCAAAAGCTCGTCAGCGGCTGCAAAATCGTATTGACTGTCTGCCAAAGCAAACATATTCAAACGAATCGGAGAGGCTTTAACCCACTCCAAGAACTCCCCATCACGAACAACATCAGCAAAATCCGGATGCTTAGCAGCCAGTTGCTGTTGAGTTTGCATCGCCTTCATCTGCGTTGCTGCCTGTTGAGCAGCTAGGACAGACGGATGGTTAGCCACAGCCCGTTCGATAGCTTTTTGAGGGTCTTCAAAAAAGTCTACCTCTTTCTCTTGCGGAGGCTCAGGTTGCTTTGCGGCGAGATTCTGTTTAAGTAGCTGATCTGCAAGTTTCCGAACTTCACCAACCTCTTGAGCTTGTCGTCCAATCAGCTTTTCAGCCTCTTGGTGCATTTGCACGACTTCCTCAATCGTCTTTCCTTCATATTTTGAAGGGAGCTTAGGTTTTTCAGGTTGTTGCTCTTGCGCTTGTGCCGCTTGAGCTTGTTTCTGTTCTTCTGCTTCAAATTCGCTAGGCGAATCGTCGTTTACGCTATCAATAAGTGCCATACCTACCTCTTTTCCTGCCGAATAAACGGTTCTAGGATGATTTTAAAAATGACTCGCTGGTTTTTCAGTTACGAGTCAGCCTTCTTTTTCTCCTGCGCCATCTTCTCAGCCCTCTTGCGGTTCCAGTCATAATATGCACCGGGGAAAGCACCACTAAAAGGCTCCAATTTGGTTGCTGGAGCCGAAATCTTACGCTTTGCCTCACTCTGACACACCTTGCAAGGGATGCTGGTTATGTCAATATCCACGTAAGATTCCGTTAAGTGTGAGTTCTCGCACTCAAAGTCAAACAAGCGTCTAGGCATTGTTCAACTCCTCATACACCTTCTCACATGTTTCTCGACGATGTAGAACTAAACCAAGAATGTCTAGCTGTCCTTTACGGAAAAATAACTCTTGTGTGTCCGAGACAGTAGACAAGTCGTTGATCTGGTCAAACAACTTCGTGAAATCTTCAAGTAAATCCTTCCAGCCCTGAGTACTCATCATGCTGAAAGCATCTTCATAATATTTAGCTAGGTCTTTATCCATTAGGAGAACCTTTGATTAACAACTAAACGAATACTATCACAAAAAGTTTACTTTGTCAACACTTTTACATTAAATTTTGCTTATTTTTCATCTGAAGCGAGGCAATACGCTCATTTGAGGCAATATCGGCTGCTTTGAGGTTGATTTCCTTCTCTTTGAGCATCCGATCAGCCAGTTTTAGGCGCTTGTCGAAGTCGTCAGACTTGTCAATGTTGGTCGCAGCGGCCTGAATGATGTCAACTTTATGCTTTTCAGGCATCAACTGAGCCTCAATAGCGGCCTTTTGAGCCTCTGCTTGCTCTCGTTGAGCCTTGGCAGTCAATTCAGCCGCCTGAGCCTGTTTAATCTGCATATCAAGCTGTACCGCAGCCGCCTGAGCCTGTTGTGCTTCAGGGTTGGGTTGGCTCATTTGATCCAGCGTAGCGATCATTTCCCCACGATTCGACAGCCCAGAGTTCTGGAGGATACCTTTGAGGATCACTGGCAGCACAGGAGTCTGTGGGCCAAGGGTCTGTAGCAGGGCAATAAGCTGCTGTTGCTCGTATTCCCGAGCCATAATACCCAAAGTAGCCGTGGGAATGAACTTCATGTCCGTAGACGGATAACGCTCAGGGTCAAACTGCATATAACGGAAGGCAGTCTTCTCGATGAACGGGATCAGGAAGTCCTCTTGGAAGTTGCTCAGAGTGCGTTTATATTTTTTAATGATTCCAGCAAGAACCATTGACATACCAGATGCACCAGCATCACGAGGAACATTGGTAGGCATACCAGAAGCATCAACTGTGCCTGTGGCTTGGAGAAGAAGTCTCTCAAAGTTTTGAGCAGTTTGAATATTCGTTCCATCGGTCTGTCCAAACTTAAAGGGTGTCAGGATTTCCGCAGGGTTGCCGTTGGTGAGAATAGCCTTACCGGGCTTGATCTCAAACTTGGCTCCACGGGGTAGACGGGTGGCATCCATAGCGATCATGGGAGCCGTTGTAAGGGCTGTAGAGTCCATGTGGGCACGAAGCTGACCGTCGATGGCCTTCTGCATATTGTAGGCCTTCTCAACCGTTCCACGGCCCCAGAAACGACCCGGAACCGTATCGTCTTGGTACGCCACCACAGGACGATCCTTCATCATGTAGGGATTTAGTTCAGCCTTCAGCAGCGTGTTGTCATTGGCGATAACGACAATGGCCTCCACGAGGTTGCAGTACTCGTCAGCCTCAGAACCCTCAGGGAACAGTTCCTCGTATTCCTCGCCTCCGGCTTCCTCGATGTACTCACGGGGGACAAGACCATAATAAGTAAGAAGTTTTACTTTATTGTCTTGGAAGTTGGTCAGGTCTTGGGTAGGCTCAAGCTCAGTGTCATCGTACGTGGAACCAATGTCAACCTTACGATACACACCACGCTCAATGTTCTCAACAACCTTATGGATGGAAACATACTTCTCAATAGCGCAACCCAGAGCATCTTCAATGCTGTCAGCGTTGGGGTCAATCAGGAAGTTCTTAGGATTGACAGGCTTAAGCTGAACCGAGATACGCTCCTTCTCCTGCACACCAATGGCAGCAGGGCCAGTAACGCCGGGGATCGGCATTGTGGCAGGTACGTACTCTTTTTTCTTACTGACAACGATCTCGCCAATGCCTGTACCGTAGATTTCAGCCAGAAGCTCAATCTGATCCATCGACTTACGAATCTTGTCCTTGGCGAAGTCTTCCTTAAGCTGGTTCTTGATTCCCTCAACATCCAGAGGATTCTTGTTCACGTCAAGGATGTCGTCCTTGATGTCAAAGAAGTCTCCCTGACCGAAGATGGCCTCCATGATCTCAGCATGGCGAGTCTCCACGGCTTGCTGCGTTGCGGGAGAAATGATACGACTACGCTCAGACTCTCGTGTCTTATCCGCAGCATCCCACTGTCCACGGAAGATACGCTCGTACTCGTTCCAAGCGTCCATGTAGTTGGAATCACGATAATCACGCCAACGGTCTGTATGGTCAACAATGAAACTTACAAGTTCCTTGTCTTCCTCCGTAGGCTCATCAAACTCCGTGTTGTGGTTTTCTTTGTCTTCCATTAAGTCCTCACCATTTAACTTTGTTGGCCCAATACGCAGCACTCATCTTCCCCTTGGCGATGTTTGCTGCATGACGAGCCTTGAATGAACGATTACGGGCAGAACCTTCCGGAGAGCCTGTAACACCTTGCTGACCGAAACGAATGGTCTTTACTTGGTCACCGTCACGGGCCACAACAACGTGGCTCTTGGTGGGATGATTAGGGGTGCGCTTAGGCTTGTTATAGCCTGAAACACCTGCTCGCTCTAGTCGCGGGTCTTTAGCCATTCTTTTTCACCTTCTTGGCGGTTTTAGCCGCATCCTTGAAGTCCTGAGCCGAGGGAGCGCCCTTAGCACCGGGCTTACGCATCTTCTCGCCACTACCAGCAGCAATTCGCTTGCGCTTGGCGTTAATGTTGGCGTAGAGTCCTTGTTTCATTTAGTACCCCGCAGTTCGGTCAAAAATCTCATATTCTTCTTCCTCGTAGTCTACATTATAGTTAGCAATCGCTAACTGGTCAATATAGCTCAAGGCATCAACTAGGTCATCATGCACACCAGCGGTAGGGAACATGAGGAGTTGATCCAAGAATTCGTCCCAATCTTCATCCTCGTTAAAGCTAACTCGACCATGCTCCATCCGCCCCTGTAGGCTCCAGATGATTCGGTCTGCTTTTTTACGGTTACCATGCGTAAGGTCGTGAATATGAGCATATATGTTGTTCTTCCTCATTAAATCGTTTAAATAAGGCAAAACAGCATTTTTCAACGCTCCTCGCTCAATGCCCAAGGCGCTAGGTCTGAAGTCCCTAATCACCTTCAGGATGTTTACGGCAGTCTCCCGTATATCCCACCTTCCATGCTCAATGCTGTGTACCCACCAATCTCCGTTTTCCTTCAGCTTTACAATCGCAATCGCTGATTCGTCCAACTTCTTCTTGGCACTACCTGCGTTCTTGGCTACTTCCTCAAAACCAGCCAAGTCCACCGCCACGTAGTAAGTACCGTATTCCGGCTCACTGGTGGTCTTAAACCATTCCTGCTTGAACACGTCC